AATACACATTCATTGTTGAGAATCCGGGCGCACATGCACCAAGCGCAGCAGGCTTGCGGTCAATGACTTATTCGTTTGCGGCGGTTGAAACATTGCTGGCAGCATATCAACTTAAACACTATGTGGTGCTAAGTCAAAAATGGCAGAAGTCATTTTGGAGCAAACCCAAGATGCCAAAGGGTCAAAAGTTCAACACCAAGGCTGCTGCGCTGAATGTTGCCAAGCAGATATTCCCAGCACAAACATGGCTGAAGTCTGAGCGATGCACCAAGCCGCATGATGGCATGATTGATGCCGCATTGCTTGCTGAGTATGGCAGAAGGGAAAACATCTGATGGGCAGCGAATACGAACAGATTGAAAGCCTTATGCGATATGTTAAGCGTATTGAAGACAAGACCATGCCAGACTTTGAGAAATACAGGCAGACGGCAAAGCTACTTGATGATTGCCGGGCAAAGAAATTTCCGAACCTTGAAAGGCTCGGATTAATCCAACAACACACCGAAGAAGAAGAAGAATAATTATGACCAAATACATAGCCACTGAAGAAGATGAAAAACTCACACAACAAATTATTACAAACCCAATTGATTTTGATGAAATCAACGCTAAGTTAATTGGAAGCGCGGAAAGCTATTGCAACGAATGGCTGCCCGGCGGCAAGGTAAAGGGTGGCTCATACAGGATTGGGGGCATTGATGGTTCAATTGGATCTTCAATGGCCGTGAACTTATCAACTGGCAAATGGTATGATCATGCAACCGAAGACAAGGGCGGTGACCTTATCTCACTTTATGCGGCAGTTTATAGCCTTACACAAGGTGAAGCTGGTAAAGAGTTAGAGGGAACTGTCAATATTGTGCGGATGAATCCGAAGCAGAAAGCAACCAAGCCAATTGTTTCTGAATCAGATTGGGAACACGCTTTGACAATTCCAGAGACTAAGATGCCGGAACATTGGGAACATGGTGAAGCAGATATTGTTTACAAATATGCTGATTTAAAGGCAAATCCAGTTGGGGCAATCATGCGTTGGGATTTGGCAGATGGCAGCAAACGAATCAGTCAAATTAGCTGGATGCGCCACAAGAAAACAGGCCGCTGCACTTGGAAGTGGCAGGCATTCAATGCGCCAAGGCCGCTTTATCGGGGAGAATTGCTCAACAAGATGCCCGGCGCGGATGTTGTCATTGTTGAAGGTGAAAAGGCGGCAGATGCATTGGCATCCAAATTGCCAGATCACGTGGTGCTTTCATGGGCTGGCGGCTGCAAGGCAATCAACCAAAGCGATTGGGCGGTGCTGGAAGGCAGGAACGTGTCAATTTGGGCAGACAATGATGCTCCGGGGCGAGAATCGGCAAAGCAATTGCAAGATATCACACAAGGCAATCTGATTGATGCGCCAAGTGACAAGCCAGAAGGCTGGGATGCAGCCGATGCGGTTGCTGAAGGTTGGACAACTGAAGGTTTGAAGGAATTGATTGCTAACAATGTTGAACGGCAAACATTCAATGTAAATTTTGGAAATGAAGGGCGGCCAAGGTCAATGGATGAAGCCAAGGCAAGGCGGCCAGATGTCATAATTGACGGGCTGCTTTATGCCAAATCAAAGATGCTAATTGGTGGCGTTGCCAAGGCTGGCAAGTCTCACTTCGCAATGTCTCTGGCATCGTGCATGGCGGCAGGTAAACCATTTTTGCAGTGGGCTGCGCCTATTCCGCAAAAAGTTCTTTATGTGGATTTTGAATTGCATGAGTGGGAATTGAATGAGCGTTGTGCATCGGCTTGCAATTGGGATGTGCCAAACAACTTGGCAACTCTAAGTCTGCGCCAACATTATGATGTGCGCAGCACCAAAGAGTTGAGCAGGGTGCTGAAGACAATACAGGCTAGCCAGTTTGATGTGGTCATTTTAGATTGCCTTTACAAATTCAACAGCGCAGATGATGAAAATGACAATTCAGCCATGAAAGTAATTGGTTCTTGGATGGATGAGATGATTGCAAAGCATGGAATTACTCCAATTTTGATTCATCACTTTGGCAAAGGCGGCCAGGCTGGGAAGGATGTGATTGACCGATTCCGGGGCGCATCATCAATTGTTGGGGAAATGGATGGGCTGATCTCGATCATCAGCCATGAGAATGAAGGCTGCTACATTGTTGATAGTGTGGTGCGCTCATTCCCTGCAACTCAACCATTTGTGTCTAGATGGGATTACCCGCATTGGGTGTTGTCTGAAGACTTAGACGCAACAAGGGCAGCAAAGCCGGGGTTCAAGAAAATTGACAATGACAATTCATTGATTTTGAAGATGCCAGAAGGTCAAGAGAATGCTAAATTCTTTAATGATTTGGATGTTAGCTTGTCCAAGGTGCAATTCATTCGGCGAGTCAAAGAGATTGGCGGCATCAAGATTGCCAAGATGGTCAACGATGCTGGCAGGGTTGAGAACGCCTATTACCAATGATCAATCAAGAATCAATTACATCTTTATTTGATTACCTTGAGTCAAAGGCTAAGGAAATAAAGGCTATTTCTGAGGCCGTTGAAGCCGTTGACGGGTCGCAAAGGCAAAGGAAGGGCAACCGGGATGGCCGAAGCCGTGAAGAGTGGAAGAGGCAAGCAGAGGCCGAAGCCATTGAAGACTTTGAAGCAATCAATGTGGGAAAATCAATATCAAAGGCGGCAAGTGATAGGGGAATCAGTTATAGCCAAATGAAAAGAAGGCTAAAGCGGCTGAATAGATAATTTAAACGGGCGGTGCATAATTGCATTCATCTATCGCATGATGATAGAGCGGGCATCTAATATGATAGAGCGGGCATCTAGGCCATTAACAATGCGGTCTTACATATATCATAATCAATTAATATATCACATCAAAACAGCACTCAGAAAGCGCGTGGGGGAAATTTATTACCCACACTGAGCTTGCTACATCATCCATATCATTTTCCTTTAGTGTGATGGACGAGCAAACAAACCATCCAAACCAATAAAAATGAAACCAGAATATTATATTAATTTATTAATTGAAAAATCAAATGACCAAGCAATTCGCTTGGCCGAGTTGGATAATGCAATAATTGGAATAAATCAAAATGGTTTGTTCGTATATGATTACAGCAAAATAATTGATGTGTTTACCAAGCAAGGCATGAGTGCAGATGATGCGGGTGATTACATTGATTACAATGTGTTGCCAATTAATGCAGGAAATGGCTTTAGTGTTGTTTATACATAAGTATTGACGGCAAACCAGCATCGAATACAACCAGCGATATGAAGCAGAAGAAAAAGAAAAAGAAAATCAACACAACGAAAACTGGCAAGATGGTTTCATTCCGCATGTCTTGGGCTTGCGTTGATCAACTGCAAGCCTTGGCAGATGCAACAGGCAAATCAAAGTCTGAGGTGCTGCGCAGTGGTTTGGATGCATTGAAAAAAAGCTGTTTTGATATTGAAAATTCAAAAAATCATTGAAAATTCAGTGAATTGTAAATTAATTGTAAATTAATTGTAAAAAATATGTCAACTAATTGTAAAAAATTACCCCCCATTAAGGAATCTATTAAAAAATTGAGCAGCTTGGGTAAGAGGACTTCATTCGTTTTTTTACACAAAATAAAAATTTAATATTATGTCACAAAAAATTGAAGAGTTTAAAATTGAGGAATTAAAGCCTTATTCCGGGAACAGTCGAACGCATGACAAAAACCAAGTGGCTCAAATTGCTAAAAGCATCAAAGAGTTTGGCTTCACAAACCCAATCTTAATTGACGGCAGCAATGGAGTGATTGCGGGGCATGGCCGATTGATGGCAGCTAAAAAGCTTTCAATGGAAAATGTGCCATGTATTAGGTTAAGCCATTTGAGCGATGCACAACGCAAAGCTTATGTGATTGCTGACAACAAGTTGGCATTGAATGCCGGGTGGAATGAAGAATCATTGAAAGCAGAATTTGAAGAATTGATGATTGATGGAGTGGATCTTGAAATTACTGGATTTAGTGAAAAAGAGATTGAAAAGCTTTTTGAAGAAGATGAAGAAGAAGAACCAGAAGTTCTCTTTTCTGAAGACTTGATGCTTTCGCACAATTATATTGTTCTCTATTTTGACAATGAATTGGATTGGCAGGTTGCAACTGATAAATTTAATTTGAAAAAAGTAAAATCTGCTGATCCAGCTGAGGGTTGTCAAAAGGTTGGAGTTGGCCGAGTAATAAATGGAAAAGAGTTTTTGAAATGAAAATTTACATTCCAAGCTATAAAAGGCATTTGAATTTGTTGGGCATTGAATATTTTAAAAGTGCCATCTACATTGTTCCAGAAAGTCAACGTGATGATTATGCAAAAGTTGTTGGCTCAAGTCGGGTGATTTGTTTGCCAGATTCAGAGGATGGCAACATTGCAAAGAAAAGAAATTGGATCTTAAAAAACATGAAAAGCCCTTTGGTTATGTTGGATGATGATGTTTCTAGTTTGGGCTATTATGAAGCAAGGCCATCCGGCAGCACTAAACGGATTGATATGAACCCAAAAATTGTAAATGACTTTATAGAAAAGTCTTTTGATTTGTGTGATCAATTCGGCGCAAAAATGTGGGGATTGGCGCAAAACCAAGACAATAGAATCTATAAAGAGTTTGTTCCTTTTTCTTTGGGCAAAATATCGCTTGGACCTTTCCAAGGGCATTTGCCGCATGATCTTAAGTTTGATGAAAGCGTTGGTGCAAAGGATGATTATGACATGGCATTGCAACAGTTGAACAAATACAGGAAAATTTTGCGGTGGAATAAATTCCATTATATGTGTGAACATGGAGGCAATGAAGGTGGTTGCGTTTCTAGCAGGTCAAAAGAAAAAGAAATTGAACAATGCGAAAAAATCATGGCTAAGTGGGGGAAAAAAATCATTTCTTATAAAATACCTCCTAAAAAAATATCTGATTTGTTGAATGCAAAGCACGTGAATATTCCAATTGGAGGAATTTAATTTATGGCAATTGAAATTCCATTTGATGCAATCCGAAAGCGCAACATTGCTAACATTCTTGCCAAGGTTAAAAGCGGGAAGTCTTTGACGGCATCGGAAAAAAGAACTTTAGACGATGAAGAATCAAAGGCTAATGGATTCCGGGAAACCAGAACCATTGAGCAAATGGCAAAAGAATATTTTGTTTCTGTTCGGACAATTAACAGGTGGTTAAAACTTGATGCTCCATTTCATGATGATGAAGGAATGAATGCTTTTGTCATGAAGCAAAAGAACATTCCAAAAAATTTCATCAATTGGCAGATTGCAAAAGGTTTTACTGAAATTGATGAAACAACAGATGCAGACATTGGAGAAGAATTTGAAAGCCAAACAAAGTTAAGGGATTTTTATTTCGGCAAATTGAGCGCGGCAGCTCGGCGCAATGATCAAAACCAAATTAAGTATTGGAATGAATTATTGCTGAAAACCGAAGAAAGCATGAGGCGCACTGAAGCGCATCAAAAGAAATTTGATTTGGAAAATGGAGAAACCATTGACCGAGTGGAAGCTGAGCGGATTATCCGGGCTATGATTTATGGCGGCAACGCTTGTGTTCGGGCGCAAATAAAAGAAATTGCAGAAGTGTTGGCCGCTGAATCTTCACCTGCTGAAATTTATGAAACGCTTTCTCCGGCCATTTTGGGCGGTCGCATATTTGAAGGGTTAAAGGCTTTGACAAAATCAGATAGTCAAGTGCGGTTGCCAATGTGGGTGGTTGAGTGTTTTCAGTCTGACGGGGAAAATTATTTAAAAGGAATTGATTTGATTGATGCAGATTCTTAAAAAG